TACTTTAGACAATAAATTCATGTTATATGCTTTTACACTACCAATAATATTAGGTAACCCCGCCTCGACGACTGTACCAACACTATAAGTACCACCTGCACCTTCTGCGAATCTGTCTCGCATATCTGGAAGATTAAATGTTGAACCTGTACCGCCCGTGAAAGTTACATCATCACCAGCAACTAAAGCTACTGTGGTATCCCATGTGATATATGAGCTGTTTACAAGTTCAGATGCCTTTTTAACTGTTTGTGTTTCTACCAATGAACCTTTAAAATATGTGGTAACATCAAAACTTGATGCATCACTTTCATTGGTTGCAACTGTAACTCTAATTGAGTTGCCATCTTCACCATCAAATACAGCTGTACCAAATTTTGATGTGGCATTGATGCCGTCACCCTTGCCGTACAGAGTACCAATTACTGCAAATAAATCTGCGTATGTTGTACGTGATAACGTTGCGCCGTTACATAGTAAAAAACCTTCGGGCACCTTATCTCCGGCAATGGTTAATACAGCACCAGTCGGAACGTTAGACATTCTTTTTAGTAAATCTACAAGATATGCCTTTGTCACTGGATTATGATCTTGTACTGGATCAGGAACAGTAACATCACCTGTAAGCACTGGTGACTCAAGATCAGCCTTTGTAGCAAATTTTGCTAATAGGGCAGTGGCCAACTGGTCAATTTTATCTCTTGAAGGAGTACCACCTAACTTCTCGATAGCATTTACAATTTCTTGAGTAACAGCATAGAACCATGCAGCACCAGGTTGAGTAGCTGGAATTGCTAAAGATGGTGAGCCATTTGTTGGATATCCTTTTGACTTTAGACTAGTAAGTTCTGGTGCAGTATCAACTGCATCTGATTCGTAGATATGATCCATAATGTTTCCTTTTAATTACCGTATTGAAAGATAACACCTGATTGAGCAGGTGCTAATGATTTAATCTCGCATTCAAAGAGTTGGTCGCCCCAAATTGCTAGTGGGTTATCAACACGAGTATTAGCTCTGAAATAACGCACGTTGGTACGATCTACAGTGATAGTCATGAAATAGTTTTTCCAATCAGGAGTGTAGAGCCTCTGATTAACTCTAGAACGTACTGTAAAAGTGTCGAAGTTCTCGATAGATACTGCTGAATAGCCCATTGAAGAGCCGATTAAGCTTACAAGTTCACCGAAAGTGTAGCCTTGAGTTGCAATCTTAGTTACTAAGACATTGCGATATTCTTCAAGGGAGGCTTGAGAATATTGTTTTAAGCAATCATCAGGAATGCCCCACTGATAGAACCAATCGGCGAGTGTAACGCTTGCTGTGCGTGGGTCTGATTCGTCGATAAGTTTTAAGATGTCAGCATCAACTCTTGCAAACTCTGAAGCAGCAATCTCTAACATCTTGTTGAAAAAGCACTCGTCTTCAAGGTCCCACGCAGGTCCTTTGGGCAAAAGAGCTTTTAAGATTTGCAAATAATCACTTGCAGAGTATCCTAATCCTGTTGCCATGTAATCTCTCCTACGGTTGGTAAGTAAGAGTTACTATCTGCTACGATGTCAGTTGTAGGCTCAACGATGATGTGATTATCTTCAGTTGAGATAGCTGAAAGCACAGCGTTGACATGAGATAAGTAGATAGTGCCACCAGGCATTGATTCTTTATTGAATAGCTCTCTAATAGCCTTTTCAGCAAGATCACGATTAGAAAGATTATCAGGGTAAATCTTCAGAGTAAAATTGAAAGGTTGCGCAATAGGTGATACAACGTAGTTAGTTGCTAGTACATTGGTTTTAGTATTCAAGTAAGCTTGTACTTTATCTACAAGTGTGCCATCAGGTAACTCGTTATTAGTATCAACAAAACGCACTGTAACAGTACCATCTCCATCCTCTTTTGGATAACACCATGCTTTGCCTACACCTTCAACCTCTTGTGTCCATGCGATATAGTCAGCTTTAGTGCCTTGACGTGGTGGGTTTTGAGTTCTAGCTAATACACGAGCTCTTAAATCAGAGTCACTCTCAACGTCGGTGGCTTGAGTAGTAACTTGTACTAGCTTTGCCTTAAGCACACCTGCAATAGGAGATGGTAAGGTAAACTCTGTACCGTCTTGTGGAGTGTAAGCTGAGCCAGCTAGTAGAGCGCGTACAGTGCAAATTCCTTCTGAGGTTAAGGCTGATGTAGTTTGATATTGGCTACCGATACTTTCTTGAATTAGAGTACCAACAGGAACGTTTACTAAGCCGTTTGCAAACTCAAACTGTACTTGAGCTATAGTCTTTGTAGCTTGACGTCTTACTAAGCCAAAGATTGAAGCTTGACGTTCAAGAAATGACGTATCGGCTGTATCAGAGAATAACTGCTTTCTGCCATACTCGATAGCTGAATATAAGCCATGAGATACACCTGCGATGACACGTTCAAATACAGCAAGATCGGAACGTCTTAGTTCGTCAGTGGTTAAGCGTGCTACAGAGTCATTGTGCACTCTATCAATAATCTGTTGTAAGGTAGGTCTAAGAGTTGCCATTTAGTACATCCTTAATCTTGTAAGTAAGATTAGAAGTTGAAGTAGTGAGTTGAACATCTAAGTTGATACGATTAGGATCGTCTTCGTCGCGCTCAACGTTAACTGTGATATCTGAGCAAATACCATCATCGATAAGCCACTTTAGCGCATCGTAGGCATACTCTTGAGCACGATTGATAGTTTCGTCTGTGATTTTTTGACGTAGTAAAAGCCAGAGTTTAGAGCCGATTTTATCGCCTTTGTTTTCAGCAAAAGTATCGCCCCACCATCCCATACGGTGATCGTTGTCGACTTCATCTGATTGGCTTGCTCTTTGCCATGTAAAGAGTGAGATGACAACGGCTCTAGATAAGCTATCAGTCATATCCGCACTGACTTGTGCGCCGTTTAGGAATAGTTGCATAGTAGCTCCAGGATTGCTGCTTTAATTTGGTTATGGCATAAGTGAGATGATGAGAAATCAAAGATAATCCACTGCTCATTTACTTTAGCAGCATAAGCTACGCAACCTACAATGTAAGTTATATTGATTAGTTGCTCTTCAGAAACAACAAGGCCACTCCAATATATGGAATGGCCGTTGCTTGTAACATCATCTACGATTCTAGTCCAATTATCTTTCGAACATTTAATAATTGGCCGTTTTGATTTTGGTATTTTTACAATCATAGAGACATATATTTCACCTTACATTAAATATGTATAAATCAGTTTTTCGATCACTTTGCGATCAATTATGTTTACTTAATTCCAAATAACCTTCTAATAAAGTTATAAACATTTTTAAACCGTCAAAAATAATTTGAGTTTGCATAAAAACAGAAAAGATTAGTCCTGTTTTATAAATATAATCAAATTGGAAAGATGCTTTTACAAGTGTTAAACATATAATGAACAATGAGACATATACTTCAAACTCTATAACTGTTAGTTTTATGCCTAAAATTATCTTTTGGTTATTTATGCTTTTTTTATTGAACTTAGCAAAGAATGTTAGAAGACATGAAGGGGCAACTAAATAAGTAGCAAAAAATAAGCTAACTAATGCTATTAATATATCTATGAAATTTTTATCTAATACCTCATCAAATAAAGCGTTTTTTAAGAAAGTTATATCAATATAAACGAAAATGGCAGATATAAAAACGCCGACTAGTAAACTAGCTTTATTTTCAAGAAAATAGTTAAATAATTTTTTCATGGTTACACCACATATTTTCTTAATTTTTGAATTAGTTCTGATAATTCATTAGAGAATTTTTGATTATCTTTCATACATAAATCTAAATTACTGGATCTTACACTTCTTATTGATTTATCTAATTTACTATTAAACTCAATTTTGCCATTATCGTCGTAAGCAGTAATATTTGAACTAGCAATACCCTCTGTAGTTAGATCGCTCATTGCTATAAAATCAGGATTATTATCATCTATATTTAATGAACTATTTGAACTTGCTTGTAAATTTAAAGATGCAGTTTCAGCTCCAGAGTCTGCTCTTAAACTTTGAATGAGTTCTGCTGCATTTTTATTGTTCACGGACATATTCTGCGAGTGAACAGTAAATACAAACTCTTTGATTGATTTTTTATTGCTTTTTACAAAATCCCAAAATGTATTTGTTTCTAGAATTGGGTTAATTTCTAAAGTAAGAAATGCACTTTTACAACTTAAAGTTACATTATTAAAAATTAAGGTTTGCAATAAATCAAAACTAAAACAATTGTTATCCTCTATAGCTAAAACTTGTGTATCCCTACTTTTATCAACAACAATATATATTTGCTGATTATAAGAAGGTTCTTTTCTGATGGTTATTAAATCTTTATCTTTAATATTGGTAGTTGATTTTTTGCCAATTTTAAAAACCAAATAATCATCTTCATCTTTTATTTCATTAGAAGTATATAGCGTTTTGTCATCATCATGAATTTTGATAATTTCATTTTTAATATATTTTATAAAAAGCTCATTTTTATGATCAAAAGCTTCTTTAGCCGTCATATTTTCAGAACTAAATGACCTTTCATCAATTATACCGTTATCAATGCATAGCTGATATCTATAACAATTAAATTTCATTTTAAATTCTTAATTTCCGCTAAGTTTTAGTAAAGCCATATAAAAGGGGACATAGATAAAATAATTTAATGAACGGAATAAATTCGTTATTCCACTTAATCCATCTAGATATACGATTACAAAAACGCCAAACATCCAAATAGACATACAAAAAGCCGATATAGCATAAAATATTTTCTTGAACGCAGTTATTAAACGTTTTAGATTATCATTCTTTATATATGAAGTCTTCATTTACTGCATCTTGATAGTAAATCAACAAGATCTAAATCTGTAGACTTTTTAATGTACTGTTGTAATTCTTCTTTTGTAGTTATCATTTTATTTGCCAACTTTAGTTGAAAAGATGAATTATAAATATGTAGATATATTGTGTAATAAGTAATGTACTATAAAAAGGATGAGCCACTAAAAGAATAAATAAGCTTAATCCACTCCCTGTATAGTAGTTTGGTAATCCGCCATAACTAATGAAATCATACAAGTTAAACAAAAAACCTGGTATGTATAAAACTAAAATAAAATAGAGAAAAATCTTTAACACTCTCTTTAGGATTTTCATATTTTATCCTTGTTAATTATGATCTTTTCTATAGGTAATTTTAGTTGATATACTTTCTTTTTCAACATCAGAAAAAATTAAAAAGTCCTCGCCTTTATTTAAATTTTTTCTAAATTGATTAAATTCATTATTAGTTAACCAATGATAATTGTCTTTATATTTTTTGTAAGGAGAAAAATCTTTATCTTTGTAAGACCAACATAAATAGAAATTTATTCCTACAAAGTTAAATTTATCTTTAACATATAATCCGATTTGCTCTACAGTAATAAGAAAACTTCCATTTGCTTGTTTTTCTACTACTCCTTTAGCGACAGCATTTATTACAAAATTACCCATAGCTATTGATAAACCATCTATAGGCTTTAGGCTGACATCAAGCTCATCAACTGATCGTTGGTTAAAGTAAAACCGATCTTTTTCTTTATAGCTTACATTGATAAAGTCAAATTCTCTTGGATTATCAAAATAACCATTTTCTTTAAGGATGTTAATCAGTGAAGTTTGACCTTTATCATTTAAACAGTTATCAATTAGGTCTTGTTTAACTTCTACAAACCTTTCAAACTGATTAAACCAATCAAAACTCAGAATCTTTGCTTTATCATAATCTAAAGAAGATGACTCAACAGATAGTGCATCTGATCTTAGCCACTTCTCAAACATCTGCTTTAAGTAAATCCACCCTTGTTTATCTTTTTGTTCTTCTGTTTTATCAATCATAGCTTGGCAGATTTCAGGCATAGAAAGGATTGTTCTATCAATCTCATTAGCATCATCAAAGAATACTGCTTTTACGGCTTTAGCTCCAATTTCATTACCTGCAAGTTCGCCCCCACTATTACCAACAATTACATTGCTTGAACCTTCAGCTACAGTACCTCCACAGTCAACTCTGTCACCTACTCTAGCTACAGCTTTACCATTAACAAATACATTAGGGGCACCTTCTGCAATATGCGGTGTATGTGTAGCATGACCTGTACAACCGTGATTTTGATAAGCACAATCGACAACACCGATAGGTTTGCCGTTTACCAATACGTGAGAATAACCTTCAATTAAAGGAACGGCAGGACAACTATCATGCCCTGTACATTTATCACCTACTCTAGTTGCTGCTGGCATTATTCTAAGTTTACTCCTGCACCTTTTAAGGTTAACTGACCACCTGCTGTTATAGAAATATTACCTGATGATGTAATGTTAATATTGCTAGCTGAGTTTAAATTTATATCTTGAGAGGCTTTAATGATTACAGTCTTACCAGCTGTTACTTTAACACTATCAGTTGTCTTCACTGTGATAGGTGAGTCAGCGCCGTCAATCTCAATACCATCTTCTTTGAGGTATACATGGCGTTTTTTATCGTCATAAATGCATACTTCGCCTGTCTTCATCTGGGTGATACGATATCGTCTATCAGTTACAGATAGCACAATGCCATGCCCTCTTTGGTTACCTAAGAAAGCTACCATGGCATCAGTTTCTTTATCGCAATGAGGCTCTGAAGAAAAGCCGTAAGGCTCTAAATGCTCAAGCTCATCTTGTACGTAGTTATCCTGTAACTGTACTTGCAACTCTCTAAGCTGATCGTCATTCTTACTTGCTGTGATAGTGCCACGCTCAATAGTAGACATTAGTATTTATTCCTCTCTAACTTTACGCTTGAAAAGCCGTCAGACTTCTTAGGTTTGGTATTCTTCTCAGTGCCTTTCTTAATTTCAATCTTAATGCCTTTGATTGGTACAACTTCAATCTGTGTAGTAGTGCCACTAGAGCTTAGGCTATAAGTAACCTTTTGGATTACCATTTCCTCGTGTAAATCAAGAAGATCATCATCAACTTGGACTTTCTGATTTATACACCACAATTCACCGTTAAATTGTCTCCAACCGACAACGGTATACGTTACCTTTTTAAACTGAGCTCTCTGATATTCAGCCTCATTTTGCGCTGCTTGGTCGCAATCAGCTTTAGTTGCGTTGTTTTCAGCTTTTAAGATCTTGTAACGGTTACGAGTAACTAAATTATCATGACATTCACCATCAGTTTGACTTTTAAAGCCTGCGTTACCTGTGGTGCCTTTTTGGTTTCCTAGACACTTATATAAACTAAATAACTTAGAGCCATCAAAACTTGCACTTGCACTTTTGATATTTTTTCCAAGTGTTAAATGTTCTGCTGCATTATCAAAACCTAACTTGATAATTACTAAATCACCGTTTTCATCATCTGTTAAGGTTAAATCTTCTTGTACGACTTGATCTTTAATAATTTCATGCACAGTTTTAGATGAGTCAACAGAGATTTTTACTTTCTTAGCAAGTTTTGTTGTGATAGTAGAGTCATTATTAGCTTTAAGCTTAATGCCATACCCACCTACTAAAGTTGCAATAACTTTGCCTAAAGTCTCTGATGTAAAGGAGCGCGAAGTTACATTAGCACTAGCATATGTAAGATTGTTTGAACGTGTGTTAGCAGTTGCAAAAGAGCTACTAAAACTAATTGCTTGTCCTTCTGGTAATGGGTTGCAGTCAACAAGATCTTCAGTCTTTGAGCGACCGCTAATAGTTGCTGTTACGCTATTAGAATCGTAGCTAATCGGAGTTGCATCAATATATCCTGAAAGTACAAGATCATCATCGATATATACTTGAATTGGGTCGCCTACTTTGAATTTAGTAGACAAACGGTCTGAATTTGGTAGTTTGGCAGTTACTCCAATTAAGAATGAACGAGCTAGGGTATTTAGCTCTGATGTAATGCTAATGCTAGTCCAATAGTTATATTCTTCTTTAGTGTTTAAAGCTACTAGTCTTACTTTGTTTTCCATAAATAAAAAACCACGCTCTAGGCGTGGCTCCATTTAATTTAACTTATTACAAATCGTTGTTTTTGTGGGGGCTGAATAGCGACATTGATAGAGTTTATGATCAACTAAAACCTCATAACTCTTTTGCATATCCCAATAAGCAGATGATTCTTCAGAAACTCTAACAGGCTTAAATTTTTTATATTCTTCATCACTTCGTTTTCTTTCTTCTTCAGTTACATGAGAGCCCCAATGCGCATTCTTAGTCTCTTCCCAAGACAAACGCTCTTGCTCTCTTTGCTCCTCAAAGTAATTGTGTAAAGACTTACATGAGCAAAGATTTAAAGACATAACAACAAAGATTAGACAGGATAATTTCTTCATACTTACCTCTTATTAGTAAGTATAAGTCAAATTATCATGATTTTCTTAAAATCAAGCTGTTACATGCAAAAAGCGGATTTATGATCTGATTACGTCTTGCAATCTCATCAACTCTACTTGCATCTTCATACTTGTTATAGGCAAGAACAAGCAAAGGTGTTGTAGTTGGTAGCGTTACGTCTACAAGCTCACCATCTTTTAAAATCTCACTTGTTAAGGTCTGATAAGTGTCGATGTAAAGCTCTTCTAAGCTCTCATAGACATCTAGCTCATCAGCTTCAGCAATGATCATCTCTTGCTCAATAGCATTAAGTAGCTCATTTCTGATTTGACGAATTTCAATGTCAGATTGAGTAGTAACATCTTGCTCATCGTCGGTATCACTATCAATTGATGATGAGATTAAGCTTGCAGAGCCTACTGCATTTGCAAGCATAACTTGACGTGCAAAGATGGTTACAGCTTGATTTGCTATATCTACTGATGACGATGTATTACCTGAATGAGTAAGACCAGGCTTTTGAATTGTATCAAGCAAAGACTTAGTACACTCACGCCAATTGCGCACACTATTAACATATTGACCTAAGCCGATAGCGCTCATTAACTCTTTGCCAAAGCTCATAGGGCTTAAGCTTAACAAATTGCTTGCTGTAGTTTCTAAGTTAGAAATGCTATCACCTAAATCGAATAGCTTAGATACGTTGCTATCTGATAGGCAACCTAGTACATCGGCAATTGAGCCATTGGCAATCTCATCAATAATACCTGATAAGTTTTCAATATCGGTCATAGTTAAGTCAAACTTACTCAAAGCCTCTTCCATAAAGGAGTCGACTTTTGCACGTAACTTATCGCCCCATGATGCGCCTTCTTTAGGCTTGTTGAGTTGTCCTGCTTCTACGAATGTTAAGCTAAAAGTAGTAATGCCTTGAGATAAATTCCAATTTACTTGAGGCTTTTCAGATAGATAAACCTTTAAACTACCAAGCCATGGGTGAACTAATGTACCAGGTTCAGAATTTAAAGGCTTTTCTAAAGCTTCAAGTAAACGCTTAGAACGTGCAATGTAATCAGCACCAACGATAAACGCTGATACTGTAATGATACGAGTTGCACGACCAAGATCTTCACCGTATGGAATATCATTTTGTGGGTATTCATGAACAACCACACGGCGACCGAATTTAAGGTTTGAAGATGTTACTTCAAAGGAGACGCCGTTATATGATGCCTTTCTTAGCTTCTTAGAAAATAAAGACATTATGCTCTCAATGCTCCTCTGTTTTGGACGTTCATATTCAAGTTTTCATTGTCCTTCTTAGGCTCAACGTCAGCTTTTACACCTTCGTCGGCGTGAACCTTAATATCTAAAGTGCCTTCCATCTTGCCTGTAGTACCTTGCACAGCTTGTGCAGTGGTAAGTTTTTCATCAGCACCTAAGCCGATTGCACTTTTAGCACTATCCCAAACACTAGATACAGTATCACCTACTTTTGAGCCCCAACCTTTCACAGTATCAATCTTACCTGCGATGTTATCGTACATATCCGCAAAAGGCTTGAAGAAAGTATCATAGATACCATTCCATACTTCTTTGAAGAATGCTGTTAAGCCGTCAAAAGCTGATGTGATTGCTTGTGGAATTTTGCAAATAAAGTCTGCAACTTCTTTGATAACTCCCCAAGCCCACTTAAAGTAGGCACAGATACCATCCCATAGAGCACCGTAGAAGGTTTTTACTGTCTCCCAATACCAAGTGATACCTTTTGCAATAGCACTCCAATAGCCACCGAATACATCTTTAACCCACTCTACAGCCTTCCAAAATGCATCGCAGATACCATTCCATAAGTTAGAGAACCAATCGCAAACAGCATCCCAATTTTCATAAAGCTTATAAACGCCGTAACAGAGTAAGGCAATTGCTGCAACGATGGCGCCAACAATAAGGATTACAGGATTAGCCCATAGCACGGCATTAAGAGCCCACATAGCTTTTGCTACAGTGCCAATAGCGCTTACAATGCCAAAGATTGAAGTTAGTAGCTTACTTGCAAAGATAGCGCCTACAGCAATAGCTACAGTCTTAAGACCACCTAAAGCTTTAAAAATTGAGTTGCATTGCTTAACAAAGTCAATCATCGTAGAGATTAACTCTTTGAAATCGATTTGCTTTATTGTCTCAGCAAACTCTCTGCAATAGTCAACAATCGCAGTTGCGATCATCTCACGATTGACAATAATCCACTCACGAAAAGCGTTAATCATCGGCTCGATGATAGGGATAATATGCTTACCAATTGAGAGTGATACACCTAAGAGGGAGAACTTCAATCTATCTAAGTTATCACCAAAGGCTTTTGCACTATCAACACCATCTTGATCTACTACAATACCCAGTCTTTCAGCTTCTGCTGTAAGAGCGTTAAGTCCTTCAGCGCCACCTTCAAGCATTTGAATTAAGGATTGACCGCCACGACCGAATAATTGTGTTGCGATGTAAGCTTTTTGACTTTCAGTTGCTTGTGAACGCATAGCGTTAGCGATATCAGGTAGTAATTCTGTAGTAGTACACATTTTGCCATTGGCATCAGTCATTGAGATACCTAACTGCTTAAAGACATTCACTAAAGTCTTGTTCTTGCCTTGCACGGCATTTGCTAAGTTCTTAGAAAAGATACCTAAACAAGCATTTAATTCTTCTTGAGATGAACCTGACATTTTAGCAGCGTAACCATAACGCTGAATATCTCGAGCCGTACCACCAACTTTAGTTGCAGCATCTTGCGCAGCACTTGCGTAGTCTGTGAATGTACCAATAGAACTCTTAACAGTTGCAGCAACTGTAGCAAAAGCTCCACCTAAAGGAACAGCCATTAAAGCACCAAAGGACTTGCACTTATCAGCAAGCTCATTTTGGCTCTTCATGAAGATCTTAAAGTTTTTGCGTAACTCTTTTAATTTTGGTGATGCTTTATCGCTTAATTTAAATAGCATCAAAAATTTCTTTTCTTTTGTATCAGCCATAACTACCTTTTAGCTTTTGATGCTTTGTTAATTTCGTTGGAGATCCTAACTGCGTTCTTTGACATCTCTTTAATCATGTCAAAATCTAAATTGATAACGTCTAGGGGCGACATATGGAAGAAGTAAGCAATATCGTAACAAAGCTCAGTTACCTGCTCGATATTGCTTTCATCGACTATGCCTAATCCATAAAAAAATCTTGTAGGACTTTAAAACATTCCATTACGTCTACAAAAGACAATGAATTAACAACGGATGGTGGTAAAGCAGCGCACCTTTCAATGTATTTTCCTACAATTTCCATCTTTGGCTTAATACTTTCATTTGCGCCAAATTCAAAAGGCAAGTCTAGCTTTCTAATTAAACCAAAAGAAGGTCTATTCATAGTAAGTTCTGTAAGCTCAGTGTCACCTTGCATTACAGGGTGCTTTAATTTAACTGTAGTTGCGCCTGGTAATTTAACTGTGATTGCCATTTAAAAATCCTTGTTTAAAACAAAAAATAAAAGGGTGATAACTACTTGAATTGCCACCCTCCTTTAGTTATTAGTTAGTCTGTAAAAAACCTTTTACACCGTTGAACTCTAAAGAGGTTGTACCATCTGTAGAGTTGCCGTCGATGTCACCAGTTAGCCATGCACCTGATAGAGTGTAAACCCAACCATTAGCAAGCTCTGCTGTGATAGTCATGTCATCACTTGTGGTTAACTTATCTACAGGAAAGTCATTAGTTAACAAACTCTCACATTTGATGAATGGAACTCTATCAGTCTGTGAATAACCTACAACGCCTGTAGAACCGATCTTACTTTCTCGTGAGAAAGTAGATAAAGGGAACTCTACAGAGCCACTTACAGATAACTGCTCACCGTCTACTTTGATGTACACGGTACCTGCAATCTTCTTTGAATCTGCCATTATTTACTCCTAATCTGTAGCTGAATACTGAAGTCTAAATTGAGCTTGTAACGCAAAGATACGTAACTGATTTACAAGATCAGGTGGTAGCAATACGTCGATACGACAAGGATCATCAGCATTACGCTCTACGATTAGATACTTGTTGAATAGCTTAGCGTTCTCAACAATACCCTTAGTCTCAAGCTTTGCGTATTGAGCTACTAACTCAGAGCGAATTACTGAAGGTGTTACGATTGCTTGACCTGGACCAAATTTAGTGCCGTCGTCTGCTAACTTATGACGTGCATATTTAGATGTGATAGCAGTCTTTAGAGTTGTGATAATCTCAGCTAGAGTGAACAAGGTTGTTGTATCTAAGTAAGAGTTATCAGCATCGCCGAATGAATTTACTTGATAAGTTGTGATACAACGCTCAATCATGACGTTGCCACTCTGCTCATACAAGGTTGCGATGCCATTATGTAGTAGAGTGTTACGCTCATTAAAGCCGAACTTATCTTCAATAGCTGGAGCCATTAAGCCGTACAATACACCAGTCTGCAATGGTCTTGCAGGATCATTAGTGAAGTAAGCGGCCGCACGACCTAAGATAGCGCCTGTAGCTAACCAATAAGGATTTGGATTATTAGGCTCTAAGCCAAAAACAGTTGCGTGTTGGTCGTTGCGTGTATTACCGAAAGTTACTAGAGTTTCAGCATCGCCACGCTTAGCTGTGAAGATATGACCGTACTGCATACGTGCATAGCTCCAACGACCTGTAGAGTCTTGCATTTCATTCTTGCAAGCATCTAATGCGGTTGAATCGTTTGACTGAATGCCGATGTAGTAGTAGGTTTCAGAGCCTACCTTTGCAAAAGCTTCTTCATAGTCAATGTCGCCTGCACCTTCAGCCATGGGAGTGATAGTAACTTCTAAGCCTGCTAATTTTTCTTCACCACCAATAGCTCCTTGACGATTTAGCGCTAATGGAATGTCGTTGCCGTATACACCAGCACCTTTACACTCAAGAGTTAAGGTTACATCGGTTGAATCTTCTACAAGTGCATCAGCTTCAGCTGTTACAGGTAAATCTTTGTCTGCGTTAATTGCTGCAATAAAGGCATCACGAATAGCGGTTAAACCATCGCCTTTTGCTACGGTTACGGCAACCTTGGTAGGACCAACATAGAAAGCGATTGTGCCACTCTCTGTTGGAACGCCCTTGAATGCTACAGTGCCTTTTGCTTTTAAGCCTTTTGTTACATCCATAGGTAAAACCCATAGAGTGCCTGCTGTGTCATTTGCTCTGTATGCTTCTACCATTAAAGCTAATGGAGAACCACGACCAAATTTAGTTTTTGCTTGAGTTGCTGTTGAGATTAGATAAGGCTTGCCACTCTCTGCTGTACCACCGACTGCTTGACCGATGATAAGTGACTTCTTATCTGCTGTAGCTGTATTAGCCATGCTGTTGTCTACTTCTGCATAGAACAAAGGCACTCTAATGTTAGCTGGGATGTTAATAAAACTTACAGCCATTTAGGACCCCTTCTTGGTATTGTAAAAATCTGAAAAAAGAAAACGTGCATCGATTTGACCGTCTGGCTTATTGTCCTTGCCGATCATGTCGACGTTACCCATAACTTGCTTAATTTCGTGTGGAGCTGATACTTCATCAAGCTCATTTGGAATGCGTGTATCTTTGTAGCTGATGGTGTAGCTACATGAAAACTCTAATTGATAAAAAAGAACTTCTCTGTACTGAGAAGTTAATAGACTCAAACGTGAATATTCGTAAGTATCTAACTGTGAACCATCACGCTTATCAAAATTTGGACTCCAACCTAGAATAGCTTTGAAGATTTCATCTTTAAGATCTTCAAAGGTATCACTAGCAGTTTGTCCTCTTACATCTTTCGATGGTACGGCAACTACAACTGCAACGGTTGTACCAATATCTTGATGATAAGAGTTCTTAGAGACGTTCGCAGTATCAGCATCTTCACTTAGCGTGAATACATAAGCACTTGGTTGCTCTGCAGGGTTAATATTTGCGGGTAGATTTGCCCACTCACAAATGCCGTATACATGACTTTTAAAAGAAGGGCAACGCTCACGCAACGCTTGGATAGTTGATTGTAACTTCATTTAAATACCTTGATAGCCTTTACAACTGCATCCTCAATGATTTGCTCGCACTCTTGCTTATGCTGACTGTAAGCTAGTGCCATAGGATCTTGACGTGGTTTTAGGATTGAGCCTTTCTTTCTACCAGCTTGCAAAACAGCAGGATAGAAGAATTTATCTTTGATGGTAGATACTTGAACTTTAGACCACATTCTATCTTTGCGCTTAGAGTTGACGATCTTGATATTTCGTCTCAAGTCGCCTGATTGTCTTCCTGGTACTTCTCCAGGCTTTGAAATTCTCTTCTTACCTACAAGCTTTTTAGCGTGTTGTCTTACAACTTTAGAGGCTCCTTTTAAGCCTTCCATGACTGTTTTACGGTCATAGTCTTCAAAGGTAAAACCTTTTTCCATTTTGTAAGAAAAGGAGAAGTCATCCATTATTCTGTACTCTCTGCATATAGTGGATTAGAATTTTCTGCGTTAACTACACCTAATTCTTGAGCTTCAATCACTGTAAATTTACCTTCACCATTTGCATCTGTTACTCTTGTAGGTCGGTAGAATCTGTCTTTGATCTTTAGTAAAACTCCATGAGTAATAGATAAAGGATCAGATTTACCAGCAACAGCTCGTATCCAAATTCTGTGAGTTGCTTTATTTTCGACTTGTACAACGCCCCAATAGTAAGAGCCTGTTGGTTCAATCTTTGCCCAACCTTTCCAAATAAGTGTATCTACTTGTTGACAGTCATCATTACCTAAAGGGTAATCAACTCTTTTAATAAGTTTTACAAAGTGCTTTAATTCGCCAGCTGATGGAGTTGATATCATAAGTTCCACCTTCTAACTGTAGCTATAATAGAATCTGCACCTGTGGGAATTTTGGTTTTACTTGTAGATTGAGTTTCTTCTCGATTATTAAACCAATCTGATGCTATTAGTAATTGAGCAATAGACAATTGATTGTTAAATACAATATGAGACTTTTCCCAATCAACTTCTGCATCAATAGGTTTTTCTTCAACAATGGTTTTATTTAACATTGATTGAATTCTTTCAAATGCTGCATCAAGGTATCTATGAAGAGCTAAATCACGATTAACATCTTCATCCATTGACTCTTCTGATATTTCAATACCAAGCTGTACTTTAAGATCATTGATTGTTAAAAATTTCATATTGCACTCAATAAAAAAAGCCTGCACAAAAGGCAGGCTTACATTTAAGGGATAACCTATTAAGCTGAAGCTGTACCACCCATTTCTAGGAATTTGATAGCAGCCGTATCTTTCATCATAAAGCCAAAACGGCGCTCAGTATAGAACTTAGTAAAGCCCTTATGAGTAATGTTATCTCTGATTACAGTTACATCAGGTCTATCAAAACCTGTAGCAGCTCTCTTAAAATCACCAAAAGCCAAAGGAATTGACCCCGCTGCAACAGAAGGCACAAATTCTGACTCATACACAGGGTAACCTAATAGCTTAGATGGAGCCCCTAAAGTTACATTAGGCTCTAGCAATGGGCGCTTATTTGCATCGGTTAATTTTTTTAACTGTAGCCATAAGCTGTGATTTACATAGAATGAAGCATTAGTTCTGTAAGCAGTACGTAGAGAACCAATTAAATCAATTAAGTTCTCATAAGTTACTGCAGTCTCAGATGTAATCTTTAACTTCTGATACTTAGCTACATCACGATCGCCATCTGCATCTTCTACCATGTCTAATTTAAATAGACCTTTACATGCGTTAGAAGTACCATCACCTAGAAGAATATCTTCTTCGATTGCCACAGCATGAGCTCGAGCCACTTCAGATTGGTACCAACCTTCGATGTCATAAGTTGCATCTTGTAAAAGGTTGTTTGAAATCTCAGGCTGAGTAAAGATTTGAGACCATGTAGGCTTAATTTCTGTAAATTTAGTGCCTACAGTAGTATCTCTTGTATCTGTTTCACCAACATGAGATGCCTTCATACCTTCTCCGATAAACTGTCTAATATCTGGATTATTAACAGTCTGCCAGGAGAAGATTGAGCGAGCTTGAGTAATAGCATCTTCTTGACGAATAATTTCTTTTAAGAATTCTGGGATGATGATATTGCTATGGGTTGTGGTAGTTGAAGCAGGTGCATCAGCACGGTTAACAATGTTTACTTCTGCAAACTCAGCAGAACGTAATACCTTACCTAGCTCGGTTGACTTTCTTAGTGCACCTTCAACGCCAGTAGGACGATTAGCATTTACAGCTACATCATCTATACGCTTTTGCAAATCTGCAATATCTTTTTTAAGTTCGGAAACTACTTTATCATTAGCATCTGAACGCTCTTCTAATACTTTTTTTAATTCGTCATTACGATATTTTAAGTCAGCAGTTAAAGCCTCTAACTGTTTTTTTAACTCTTCATTCATATTTTTTAACTCCAAATAGTTTAGTTTCTTATAGCAAGAATTAAGTATCACGCTGAGATTCACGGCATCACGCTGCTATGCTCAAATTTTTGCTCTAAGCTGTTTAATAAAATCGATTGCTTCATCATTATCAAAGGATTCGTTTTCTTTCATCTCTTTGTTAATAAGTGATGCATACTTTGTTGAGATTGTTCTTGACACCCCCATAAAGCGAAGTGTCTTTTCTAAATCTCTAACATCAAAACTTCTTACTGTGTCGATTTGAGCTTCTTTTACGGCTGGAAATACGCAAGGAGAAATCTCGTATAAATCACATTTCGTAAATGTAATCAGATCGTTTTGCTGATCGTAATCAAACTCTTGAATATCAACACTTACTGAAAGTCCTGAAACAATACCTTCTCGCATCAAGTCATATACTTGTTTTCCACGAGGAATTGATGTAATTACTTTACCTTCAACTCTTAGACCGTAATCATCTTCTTCAAGCTTTGTGTACTTACCAATAGGCTCTTTAGAGTCATGGGACCAAAGCATTGGTAATGTTCTGTTGTTATCTGCAATATCTTTTAGAGAGTCACTAAAGCAGCCTTTAGCCCAACCTGTTCCATAACTATCAATTGCACCAAAAACAGACGCATATCCTGTAAAGGTTCCGTCTTCTTTTACTTCAGTTTTAGAAAACTGAAATGTTCTAAGTTGTCTTGTATCAATCTTCTTCTGTGGCATCGTCTTCTACCTTTTCAGTTTCGTTGTCTTCAGTTGGTTGTTTTTCTTTTGGTTCTTCTTTATCTTCAGATGTATCTGAATTAGGTTGCATATTTAAAGGTGTTAAATACACATCTCCACCTTCGCGAGGAGGAAGATCTTCATTTGCACGACATTCATTAGGGCTTAATATTCCGTTTTGGATACCTGTCGAGTACGCACTATATCTTGAAGCTCTATCGCCTCTATCAAACTCTGTTGTATCAAAATCAGCATACATTGAACGTTGTTCATCTTCGTTTAGCAGATCAGACCATACAGCTTGTTCAAAAGCTGTTAGATATGGAGTGAGAGTATAATTTAGAAATTCTAGAGATTGATGTTCAATGTTAGAGAATGTAGCTCTTCGCAAATCCCCAATCATATGAGGTGGAACTCTGAACATCTTACAGATTTGTTCTTGAGTAAATTGATACAACTCCAAGAATTGAGCATCCCTATTGCTCATTCCTAAAGGTGTCATCTTCATACCACCTTCAAGAAGTATTGGCTTACCAGTATTAGCTGTACCTGTATATTCTTTGTCAATTTGAGCTTTTAATGCTTCAAATTGTTTATCTTCTAACCATACATTATCAGGAGTATTGATATATACATTAGAGTTAATACCATTTTCATACTGACGAACTAAAGCATCTAAAGCTGTATCATCAACACCTAACATTTTGCGTTGTAACTCTATAGGATTTACACCGCGCAAAGAAAAAGGGTCTTGTGGATTTAGTATTACATGGAAGATATTCTTTGCAGGAACATTAGCCATATATTTACCATCATAGAAAGTGCAGTTATATACAACACTTCTATTTGATAGCAAATTAGGTACACAACAATTTTTATCTAGAGGCCAAAGCTCAACAGTTCTATTTTGACTATCTCTAACAATGTAAGCATAAGCATCACCTGACAGAACAAGATTGCGCATCATAAACATCTTAAAAGCAAAAGCTGTCATGTAAGGGTTGGGCTTAACCAGTAGGCAGTTATACAAAGGATGGTGCCATTGTTCATATCTTGGAGGATATGTTGATGTTGAACCATCATCCTTTTTGCGAATACCATACTTGTATAATTTAAATGGCAGCATTGCTACTGATTCACCTAATACTTTTACACAAGCATATACAGTTGAAGCTCGCATTGGGTCAATATTGGTAAATTTAAGAATTTTACCTAGTTGAGCTGTAGTAATTGAAGGTGTAGTTGTAGTAGAAGTATCACTTCTTTCTATTTTTTTCTTAAAAAGGGAGAACATTATAATCTTCTAACTCCATGACCTTGAGCAATTGCTTCTGCAACTGTTTGGCCTTGCATTAACATAGCTCTTGAAACAGCCATAATTAAAGCTACAGCGCCATCAATCTTTGCTGAACGTTTTGGTTTATTTGGTTTGTAATTTCCGTTGGTATCTTCGTGAGCTACTACATTAGATATACACCATGAAAGGATTGGATCTCCATTATGATGAATGCGCCCCGAAGACATAGCACTTTCGATTTCTTTCATACCAGGAGATAAGTTACGAGCTTGTTGTGGTATTTCTACAACATTAACGCCATCCTTTTGCATAGACATCATAAGTTCTTGTGCATTCCATATATCGAACGCCATTTCATGAGGCCTATCATCTCTCCAAAGCGTTAATAAATCATCGTGCAAGATTTCAAAATCTGTTTCAGAACCTGGCACTGAAGTAAGAACCGGTTCACCTTCAGGGTCTGGTGTTCTAATGTACTTTTGGTATATTTTAAAATTTGCATTTTCGGTATCGTTGATTGTATCTTCAGGTAAGTAATGATGAGCAAAAACAAAGTAATGTTTCTTTCGATCAATTGTCTTAACAAAAACTTCTACAACTGCTAATAAGTCAATCTTACTTGCTAAATCAACTGCAATAATTGACCTACACCCTCTAAAATCTTCAGCCCTTAAAGTTGGATCTCCTAACTCTAACCAACGCTGAATATTAAAAAAGGTTTCATCTGCAGTTGTCCAAACATTTAGATGCTTGACTAAATATTTATTTCTAAGAGATGGTGATCTTTCAGCTGTTTGCGCTTGGTGTAATAGATAATCCTCCATTACTGAAACGCCAAAGTTAGGATTAGCTTTTTTAACAGCAGCTAAAGTAAAAGGATCGTCTTCTTTATCAATTGAGTAGATGACTGAAAATAATTGATCGTCTTCTACTACGTTCTTTAGAACCTTTTCACATTCTTCATGTTTTTCGTAGCAAGGACTTTCAATATTAAAACCAGCCGTAGTAATAATTAACAGTAACGGTTGCTCGCGAGCACCCATACCAGTTTGCATTGCATCATATGCTGATGAATCTGCATGCTGATGATACTCATCAAGAATTGCTAAATGAGGTGATGAACCGTCTCCAGGCTTTCCGATGATAGTTGTAAATTGACTTTCATCATCTAGTTCTAATTTTTCTTTATAGACTTAAATTCCAAATGCTGTTGCAAGCTCAGGTCTTAACGCACACATTCTACGAGCAGGGCGAAATACCTCCATAGCTTGTTTTTCTGATGTAGCGCCACAGTAGATTTCTGCACCTGGTTCTTTATCTGCTACAAAGAAGTACAATCCGATAACTGCAGCAATTACTGACTTACCATTTTTACGTGGAACTTCTATATAAGCTTCTCTGTAACGTCTAAGACCTGTCTTCTTATCAACCCAACCAGCAATATTTGCAAAAATAAAGCACTGCCACGGTTCAAGTTTAATTAGTCTATCTAATACACTATGTGCTCTCGCCCATTTACCTTTAACATGTGGTAACATCTCTGCAAAATGACAGATACGGTCACCTAGATTTGGGTCAAAAAAATATTGAAAATCTTTTTTATCTAAATCTTTTAGGAATCTTTGACAGGCTTTTTTAACTAAATCACAACTATCAATCTTTTCGTTAACAATATCCAATGCATACTTATAAGCTTTCTTTGAATAAGGATGTTTTGAAAATTTATTTAAAGATTGAGAAGTCTGATTTTTCATCCGTAGTTGTTTGATTATCTTTTAACAAACCAGAACGAAGTTCTGACATAGGGTCCAACCCTAAAAGCGAACCGCTTTTAACCATTTGAGTGAAAGCTTGATTTTTTACGTTAGCTACAGGAGGCTTTGGATATCCATTTTCATCTAAAGTTACTAATCCTTTAGCAAGTAACTCATCCCCACTTGAGAAATATGTACTACAAGCCGAACAATAAGCCGCTAAAAGAGTGGTATGTGCGACTTTAAAAGAGCCTCTTGAGATTAAAATTGGCATATAAAGATTCCAAAAATCTACAGCTTTTTTATCATTGGAAATCAATGGGGGTACTTTTACATTAGTTTCAATTATCTCATCTACAAAAAACTTTTTGGAATTTTGGCGAGGACGACCTTGCCCTACAGCGTTAGTCTTTCCTGATTTAGATGATGTTAGAGCTCTTGTTCTTACTCTTTTTTCTGCCATTAATATGCACCTTTATTGTGCGTTTTGCCTAGCCTTACTTAGCGTTGCTAATTTGACCATATTTTTTTTTAGCACTAGGCGGGTCGGTGTTAGGGTTCAACTCGTAGAGATTTGATCCCCCTACCCCTTCTTATCTTGTAATGTCTTAGCCATGTGACATGACTTGCATAATGATTGAAGATTGTTTGGATCAAACATATCACCGCCTAATGCAGTTGGTTTAATATGATCTACTTCTGTTGCTACTTCATAGATACCAACTTTCAAACACATCTGACAAAGATTATGATCTCTACTTAGAATCTTAGCTCTTAGCTTTCTCCATCTAGATGTATTGTATTGTTTGTGTATGGATTGAACCCTGTTGCTGCGCTTCCATGGTTCTTTAGCATAACCATTAGCTGTACGTCTAGCCTTGCATTCATCACACATTCCAGTGTTAGTAGTTAGTTGCTGACATACACAACATGGGTGAGGTCTAATGCTCATTAAGCGTAACCTCCAATAAGGTGTTACTAATTACTTTAACGTCTTTAATGATATGAAGGCTTTATTGCAACGCGTTATATTTCTTACTTAACTCATTACGTTCAACTGCAATCTCATCACACTTAGCTGAGAGCTTAAGTGCATACTCTGCAAGAGTTCTTCTGTTCTGTCTAAGCTGTCCACATTCACAGGTTGCTTTAGCTTCTCTGGTAGAGGTGGTATTTGTGGACAATGCTGCTTCACCGGAACTGCCACTGTCTGAGCGCAAGCTGTTAGCATGCAACTTAGACATAGCAGCATTATACTTGTCTTTAATCTTGTTAATCTCATCTGTAGCCTCTTTGTCAGCCTGTTCCTGCTTAGCTTGCCATTCATGTTCTATATTAAGCTGCTTAACTGTAGCTTCTTGATCTGCTTTTATAGCTTCAGTCTGCATTTGAGCAATTTCGGCTCTGTAATACTTAGCTGTAATAGTGATACCAAAGCAGGATCCAATGACAGCTGACATGGTAGCTACAATTAAAAGTAATTTAAGATCCATAAACGATGTAAGCCATTTAGCCAATTAGAACAGCAAGCAATACAAGATAGCTTGTAACTTACGCATAAAACTCTTTCTTTGAATAATGCCCAAAGGAATTACTAAAAATAAAAATGTAGAGAGTGCAATTCTTCAATTCATTACTCATGTTTAGCTACAAAGCTCATCAATCCATCTAAATGATCAACTTTTAGATAAACCTGAGCATCGATAGTCTGCTGTCTGGTGTTTTTTAGCATGATATTGTTAGCTCGTCTGATGCGAACATACTCAAGCACAAGATCATTACCTTCATGCCAATCCGCTCCTTCAAACAAGTAAATTTCAGCAACTCGTCTGCGTAAGAGACCTGCTAAATACTTACCACCTTGTGATTTGTATTGTAAAAACAAATCAGAGTTAGGAACACCACTCTTTAACGACTTCCATAAGCTTGAATTAGTTAATCGAGTAATGCCACAGTTGTAAGTAAAGCTTAAAAGCGCATCAAACTGATTCTGATTAACTTCAATCTCATCAGCATTTAATGAAGCAACTAGCTGTTTTTCAAACTTATTTAGATCTTGAGAGAATACAGCCTCTGCTTTGGCAAGTGACCACTTATCACTTGCTTTTACATCCGAGCCATAATGCCCATAACCGATGGTGTAGTGCTTCTCATTATCTGTAGCTTTATAAGCCTTTTCTGAGTAAGTCTCAAAGCTCTTGATTAAATTCTTACAATTATCACTTGCTTGCATACTCATAGCCTAGATACTCACATATAGATTGAATAGCTTCGTCAGCGCCATAAGCGATGACAACCTTATAACCAATTCTTGCTAAACGCTCATGCCATACTTTTTGTTCATCAGATACATGAGACATACTTTTAATTGCTCTCTTCATCTCAATAAAGAGCCCTGCATACCCCTGCTTGGGAACTGCAAACATAAGATCAGGAACACCCGCTCTTACGCCTTCACGTTTCATGCGATAGGCTTCTTGAGAGAACTTTGCTGTAGTTTTACGCCTTGAGCCCCCATTTGGTATTGCAAATAAGAACTGACCAATAGTGTCATTTCCTATCTTTTGATGATCTGCCCATGCAACAACTCTCTGTTGTTCAACAGTCTCTAAAGGGGATGCTTTCATTACCGTCTCCAAAGGCAAATGCAGATAAAGCAGATCACACTTATGAGTGCATATACCATTGGTACGCCAGCAATAGCTGCTATTAAAGCAAAACCAAATTCAAAAGCATAAGCTCCAAAGTGCAACAAGTTATTTCTCATTTTGTTGCTCCTTTAAGGTATTTCTTGGAGATAAGCTCGAAGATATGACCAGAGCCTAAGAAACCAAGTGGAATTGCATACGCTATTGCATCTTTGTAGTTAAACTTCTCGGTGCCAAATCTCCATGCAAGCCATGTAATAGACAATGTACCAGCACCACATAATATGGCATCTAATACGCGCTCTTTGGTTGTAGGGGGATATTGCTGTAGAGTAGAACGAAGGAAGGCTATTAGTGCGCCTGTAATTCCTGCAAGAATAAAATGGAAATAAGGCAACTGCAATATATTATCCAACATTTGCCTTTCTCCATATACGAAAAACCTGCCAAGAGGCAGGTTTTTCACACTAAATTATCTCGTATGTAATACATTAAATCAGTGCTTTTACCTTGTAATCACACTAATCCACTGTATTGTTTACAAGTGTATTTCATAAAAACGATCCGTTAACGATCCGTTTTATATAAAACCACTAACTTATTGAAAAATAATAAAATAAAGTTTAATAAAATTGTTAATTGACACAAAATAGGGCAAAAATAAATTAAAAGTGTGATTAAAATCACTATATTTTACCCTTAAAAGCTTTCAATAAAACTCTTTTAAAAGACTGCAACCTTGCTTCAGCATCATTTAAGACAGCTGAGTAATCCAATAAGTAAAAATCAGCTTTTGTTATTACTTCTTTTCCGTACGTATCGTACACATCTGTTGTTTTACAAAAACACTTACCTGTTGAAAATAATGGCACATAATGTTCTGTTCTTAACTGACCAACATATTCATCCTTTATATCAGCTACGCCGTAATACCAAATTCTATTCACATGTTCAAAATAAGAGGCAAAAGCTCTGGCACTATTAGATAGTTCAGTATCAAGACTGGAGATTGAACTATAATCAGATTTTCTCTTTTTTATCTCTATGATAACTAAATCCAAACTTCCTTCGTGAGCTTCAGGATCATCTGAAAATGCGATTGCTATATCAGGTCTGTTATTCTTTTCATAAGCATCAATTAAATTTGATTTTTCCATTTTTTTATAGAGATCTGATATTCTCTTATCGGAGTAAATGTAATCAAAAGTAGAAAATCTCTCATCAAATAGCCACAGATTATTCATGCCAGAGATATTTTCTTGCTCAGATTCAATAACCGACCGTTGCTTTACTAACAAGTTATGAATTACTGATTCTTTGTCTTTGTCACTTATTGACTTAATAAATTCAAGAATCTTAAATCTGCTCATTACATACTCAGCAAATATGTCTTTGGCAAAAGCATATCTTTTGGCAAATTCAGTTTCTGACATGGATTTTACATCCATATCAAAGAACCTCATTCTAGCTTCCATTTGCTTTTTATATGCTTCTCTCTCGATATCATCAACCTGGAACAAACCAAATTTGTCTTTATCAACAAAGTTAGCAATAAATGGCTTCTGTTCAACCAAGTCAGAATAAGACTTTTCAGATTTTATCTTAAAATCCTTGATTTCACTGATCGCCAAAGAGTTAATTTTCTCAGTAATAGCCTTTTGTAGATCACTTTTTATTTTTGGATTCTTAAAAGTAGGTATTGTTCTACATACATCAGTTTTAGTATCTGATATTTCATCATAAACAATAAAAATACATCTTTGACCAGCAAAAGAGGCATTTTTAAGTTCATCTAGTTGAACACTTCTATTATCAACACTGATTGCAATAAAGCTATATCCATCCTCTATGGCTTTTGAAGCAAATTGATAAAAACACTGGTAAGATTTGACATTATTTATTACTGGAGTGTCAAGATTTAGAGTTGTCGCATTAAGATCAGGTATATCAGCGCATGTGATTAAAGTTGTGATTGGAGTTCTTTTGTTTAATGAGTTTTCCTCAACAAAATTTGTTGTTATGGATATTGTAATATCTTTCTTGTTTTGCTTTAAGCTGAGCAAAGTTACAAAGAACTCTTTTAGCACAGCATTTTTTAAATACTCTTTGCTAAAGTTACTCGTTTTGATATTTTGAATATCACTTACAGGATCAGATAGAGAGATAACAGTGCATTGTTCTTTGTTACTACCATCGTTGTTTTTAATTTTTTCCAATTCAAGTTTGTCATTAAACTCAAATTCAACTTCTCCATTATCGGCATTAACACTTTCTATCTGAACCTTTTTAAATGCTCTTTTAAAGGCTAATCTTCCAACACCTTTATGAAAATCATCCTGAGGATCGTAGAGAGTAATAAATCGCTTAAGAGACTGTTCAGTAAAACCATTACCATTATCTTTAATGGTAATACCTAAATTTTGAATATTTCCATTCTTAGATGAAGGTAGCTTACCTGTTATTTCAATCTGTATTGATGTGGCATTGGCATCTATCGAATTGGCAATAGCTTCATTTATGATTTGTTCTAACTTCACATTTGAGTAGATTGCCTTTACAGCTTTATCTAGAGATACTCTCATATAAAGATCCTGATTAGTGTTGTTTACCTGGTTACGGATCATATTACATCTCTCATTGTGATGGTATTTTTATAAAGAAAAATTATGAAAGCTTACACATTTATAAAGCTATGTAGCATCTTCTCTTTAAACTTCATCTGTCTAAAGTTAGCTCTTTCCTGATCTTGAGTGTAAGCAACAGTTTTAGGTTCAAGGTGAGACATGTGCTCAATACCTAAAGCCCAGCGTATGGCAAGTGTAGGATCTTTTTGAGCGCGTCTGTAATGTCTGCATAAGCGTCTGACTTTCTGATACGAAAGATTAAGAGCACTGCAGCACTCACACAATGAGCGATACTCAATACCGTTGTATACAAAGGTTCTCATTAACACTCCTTAACGCAATCTACATTAAGAGGTGTCTCATGCTCTTGGTTGTATACCTGTACAAGATGCGCAAGAACTAACTTTTCGCCCAGGATGATTACATCTCTCACTGCCCTGCCTGTAAGGTAGCGTATAGCATTATCGTATGGAGTAGCATCATATCTGTCTTTGAAACGCGCTCTTGGTGTTCTAATGCTGTGGTCATGCTCTTTAAGTACTGACAAGATGTCATACTCATCAAGACCACGAACATAGTACATTGAGAACAACTTGTACACCTGAGGTCGTGTTTGCTTTAACCAGCACATACAAGCTTCAATTACAAGAGCACTCTCGTCGTCAATAATATAGTCTTCGTGGGCTGTTGCTGGACAGTGATATCCTACAGCACCAAAATAACGTGCCCATAAACCGTAGTTGTGCAGAAGACTTAAATAATCAGATGAGTAACCATCCTGTATTGCTTCTATGATGTACTTAGTTAGCATTTACCTTCCTTACGCGCTCGACTTATAAGCACTCCTAAATTCCGTCAATCTGGTACATTCTAAAAGCCTTATCTGCAGGTACATTTGGGATGATTACAAGATCTTTCAATGTGAGATTTGTATTACCTGTGATGATCTCTAATGCTTTAGCTTTAACATTTGGAGTAATCACTCTGATAAGAGCGTTTGAATCACGTGTTTTAAAAAATCCCATTTTTGAGATAGTCTCACGATCTTTCTCATTGTTCTTAAGTGTGCTCTCAGGTACAGCCAGTACTGTGAACTTGTTAGCAGCAGAACGTCTTAAATCAATAAAGAGCTGTGGCTGTAACACCAGCATGTTAGTAAGAGCCATAGCATCGTTTAATGCTCTGTGAGCTTTGTAAATAAAACGATTATGAGCAATGATTTTTACAAGGCCACATGATTTATAACCATAACCTAACCAATCAATACCAATCATTGAGCAAGCCCAAGGTATCTTGCGCATTGGTTCACTGTCTTTAAAGATTCTGTCAAAGAACGGACAGTCAAATGCAGCATTGTGAGATATCACAAGATTTACATCAGAGAACAGCTTAAAGATCTTTGCATAGTTAAAATCTTCACCTGCAACCATCTCATTGGTAATACCTGTGATATCAGTAATCATTGGAGAGATTTCTTTTTTAGGCTGCTTAAATCCTTGATACTTGTCAGTGATTTGAAAGATCTTACCATCGTCTTTAGAGTAGGTAACTTTGAGAAAGCCTAACTCGATAGGATCATCATTAAACCTGTCTAAGCCTGTAGTCTCAAAATCCAAGATAATGGCTTTGCCCACCTTTTCGTTTGGATATTCTTTTCTGTACAGAAAGATTGAGCCATACTTGTTACTTTCACTAGGCTCTTCAATAGCCTCAGGAGGTATAGGCAACCTTCTGTCAGGTGGAATGTTGTCATAATCGAAATCTTTACCGTACATTAAAAAACACCTCTCCATACCTGTCTGTTGACTGCATCAGCGCCATATTGAGCTATAAGCGCTGACATATACTCGCTGTTAGCAAGCATTTCCTTGGTAAGCACACTAGGCATCTGCATTTGAGCCTTACCTGTGTCTTGGCATCCATGCACGCTGTCACTATCACGGTTTTTAGCTAAAGATGTGGGTTGTGACAACGTACATGAATCTTGTTGTGCAGTAAGTGCCTCTTCGTAAACACAGTCACTTTGCTGCTTAAATCTTTGTCGTGTTTTCTTAAGGTTATTAACCCAGTGCTCACATAGTCTTGTAAGCTGAGATAATGAGATCTCTTTGCGGTTTCCTCTTTGATATCGCCATGTACCGTCTTTGACGTAGTAAGAGTGCATCCTCTCAATTAACTGCTCTACGTCTGATGCTGACAGTTTGTAAACATCACTAAGAGTCTGTCTTAGAGTTGAAGTGATAACCTCGTTCTTGTTGTTCTTTTCATCGATATTGTCAAAAGCATGTTCATAATCAACAAACTCACTGTTGATCATCTCACCGCGCTCATCATAGGTGATAAAGAGCTCAATACCACGAACGTTCTTTTTGATGATTCTGACTTTTTGATTTTGTGGCTTTAGATCAACAGTCTGTTCCTGAAGTTCAAGCTCGTGAGCCTGATTTTCAAAAACTTCCCCTTGCTTCTTACTATTAAGATCAGATCTATATATATATTTATTTTTATCTATATTTAGATCTTTATTATAGGAGTGTGACAAATTGTCGCACCCCCTGTGACAATTTGTCGCACCCATGTGACTATTTGTCACCATCTCAACAGAGTTTTCCACAGGATCAACTTTCTTGGCTTTTGACTTCTTTTGCATCTTTTTAAGCAGAGTTGGCTGCATAGATTCAACTCTTACTTTCTCAGCATCTTTCATGATGTTGGTAGTTAAAAGCTTGATGTTGCCTACGTCAGTTTCGTCAATGTATACGTAACCGCGCTCTTTTAAGGTCTTTAAAGAGCGTTGTATAGTTCTACGGGGCATATTAACCTTAAGAGCCAGGTTATTCATTGTTGAATAATAGCCATTCTTAAAAGTAGACAATGCAACCAAGATAATCTTTGGAGCTGGTGCTAATTCCAACTGCATCAAATCATCTGATACATACGAGGTAATTGTGTCCATATACTATCCTTACTTTGATAAGGTAGAAGGTTCTTTGTTCCAGTCAGGCTCTTTTGCCCAAACCTGTAGATTTGGATATTCAGTCTTAAAGTACATCATCCAACCGCGAGGTATACCTTTCTTTAACCATCCCAATACAGAAGGAGCTTTAATACCGCAGATCATTCCTACTTTTGTAGGACCGCCTAGCTCATCTATAAGAGTTTGAGTAAATACCGGATCTTTTAAATTTCGTCTTTTCATCTACATAAATCCAAAATTTTGCCACTATATTATGTTAGTTTTAACTAAATAAAAATTCAAGGCATAACTACTAAAATATATCCTACAATTAGATATAGCTAAAGAAAATGTGGGGTTGTTAGGTATGTTTGACTTTTCTCAACTGTCAGATCGTATTAACTACGGTTTAAAAAAGAGTGGTAAGAATCAATCTAGACTTGCTGAAGAATGTGGCGTTAAATCTTCATCTGTAAATGGATGGACAAGTGGTAAAACCAAAGATTTGATGTCTACTGTAGCTTACAAGGCAAGTCGTTCCTTAAATCTAAATCTTAATTGGCTCATCACCGGTAAAGGTGAACCTGAGGGTGATCCTGTAGTTGCATTGGATGATGATGAAACTCCATCAGATGATTATGTGCAGATTAAAGAGTACGGTGTTAGATGTGCTGCAGGTAATGGCTGTGAACCTACCTATGAAGAACAGACAGAGTGTGTCCCTGCGACGTATCGCCGATCATGGTTTCAGCGTATTTGTGTGAATCCTGAGCATTGTAAAAGATTTATTGTCTCAGGTGACAGCATGGAGCCAATTCTTTTTCCCGATGATAGAATTTTAGTAAATATGGCAGATACAAGCCCCATACATAATAACCATGTTTACGCTATCGTCTATGGTGATGAAGTAAGAGTAAAGCGCCTAATACAGTTAATGAATGGCGATCTAATTATTCATTCCGAAAACCCTCAATACCCAGATGAAACTATACACAAAGGTGATGAGATCAACTTCCGCATCATCGGTCGTGTCATAGATAAGTCGGGAAGTGGTGGGTTGTAAACAAACTTTGACATTGTAGTTTTAATCTTTTATAGTTGACAAAAGTAAACGTTCACAAATAACAGCGAGGTAACTAAGATGGATTTAATGCTATTTTTAAGAAGCATTGCCCGTTGTTGCTTCTTTATTACAACTAAGAATAGACAATCTGATTTAAACAAAGCTAAGTATATAGCCTCATTAGATCGTATTGAAGAAAACCTAGACAAAGAAGAAGAGCTAGGCTATCAACGTCACTTTATTGCTGTAGGTAATAGAATAAGACGTGCTGCCAAGGAATTATCTAATGCCAACTAATAACAATCAAATAGATAAAGATAATTCAGCTAAAACTCAAAAGGTTGCTCTTATCAGAACTCACCAAGAAGTTAGATCTGGTCCAATTCCATCTCCTTCTGAAATGAAACAATATTCTGAGGTTGATTCTTCATTGCCAAACAGAATAATGGCAATGGCGGAAAAAGAACAGCAACAAACGTATGAGCTTAGAAAAAGTATTATTGATAAAAGAGATTTTATCTCTTGTAGAGATTATGATTACGATGTCAAAGCTCTTAGATACTGTACTTTTCTATGCTTTTTATTTATGTTGTTAGCTGCTTTGTTGTTTTATTTGGACAAAACTGGGGCAGCAGTCTTTTTTGGTGTAACAGCTTTTATTACATTACCTAAAGTTTATTTGGCGCCAAGAGCTAATAAAACAGGCAAAAATAAAGAAGATAAAACAGAGCAACAATAAAATAACAAAAGCCAGTACTAAGATACTGGCTTTTACATTTTAGATTACTTCATTAGGTGTTTTACCTAAAACACTCAAAGCATCCTCATACTTCGATTCGCTTGTATTACCTTTACCGCAAAGCATCTGATTCATCAGTTTTGTAAATAATTCTATTAAATCACATCAAAATTTTAGCAGCTTTCCTTTAATTAAATTCCTTTATTTTTCAATACTATAAAATATTCTTTAGTTTTTCCTGTTGCAATTTCGTTAGTTTTAACTAAGATCTTTAATAAAGATTAGCTAAAACTAATAATTTATAGGTATTCTGAAATGGCAACACTAAATTTATCTCTCGAAGTATCAGATATTCAGATCTCAACTCTTACTTTAAAAGCAAACGAGTATAGAAAACTCAACGCTGAGATTGAAAACGCAAAAGAATTAGCATCTAAGTTTTTTGACAGAGTTTCTTTGAGCCTAAAGACAGACATCAATAAAGAGCTTAATGAGAAACAAAACGCCTATCTTGATGCTGTGAATATGATTGTTACAGCTCAAAAGATTGAGGACAAGATCACTGACGCTGTTTTAAATCTTGGTAAAGAGCATGAGACAAAGAAGCCTACAGACGATACCAATGACAAGCATGATCAAGACAAAGGTACACCTGTAAAGTCTGTAAAAACTCCTAAAGCTACAGCTAAAGAAGCAAAAAAGACTGCAACAGAGCCTGTTAAAGATGTACCTGTAAAAGATCCTGTTGAAAAGAAAGCTGATGGAGCATGTGATCCTGGATCATCAGTATCTAAGGCTGTTAAAGCTGCTGCGCTTAAGGTAATTCACTCAACTGATCCTCAGTGGTTGTGGAGCGTTCATCAGTTAGCTTACAACCAAATCAAGAATATACCTGCATCATTTGATATTGGTGTACTTGAAGATCTTGCAGCATGTCGTGCATGGGAGCTTCTAAAAGACAAAGAAGAAACTGTACTTGAAGGTGTTAACTTCAACGCTCAATACTTCGACAAGCAAGAAGGCTTTAAATGTTGCAGGGGGTTGGTTAGGACAGGACCACAGCTCAAATCAGCAATGGCTTTCAAGGCTCTTCACTCAATATGCGTCAACTATTACCAGTTCAATTCTAAAGGTATCAGCTTTGCTAGCAAGTTTATCTCCTATTGCAATTATGCAATAAAGCTTATTGATGATGAAAATGACAGGTCACTTGTATTAGCTGAAGCTGACAGACTTAAGAAAGCTTTCATTGATAACTGTCATGCTAAAGAACAGGAGAGCCTCATAAATGAAACTAAGTAAGGAGACCAAGTCTGTATTAAGCGACCTTATGGCAGGTGTTGGTTTTATTGGATGCTGTGCTGCAACTATCTACCTGTACAGCTATGAAGATGAGATTTACACCCTGTTAAACAAATTCTTTGGGCTCTAGTGACAGGCTCAAGACTAACAGACATTGAGGAGTAACCAAAATGACTAAAGCTAAGCTCAAACAAAAGCTATATGACCTGATGGTAAACATTACCGTAAGCATGTTCATAATCTTAGCTTTCTTCATGGTGGCATCAATGTTAGAACAGTTTCTGTAGCAACGGAAACAAGCAGAAAGAGCGCGCTCATCCGCTCTTAAATATGGTGAGTAAGTTAGAAACATGAAAATATCTCCTTAGTTGAGATTTACTGAGGTTGGGTTATGCACCTTCCTAACCTCAGGCTTTTTGAGAGTGCGTTGATAAGGAGTGTAAATATGGAACCGATGTTGTTTACAAAAGCACAGGTAGCTGATTATTTGGGAATTACAATTCTTTCTCTTAATAAATACATTAGTTTTGATCCTTGGTACAAAGATTTTCCCAAACCAGTACATATCTCTAGTAAGACAAATTCAAAATGCAAATATGTGCGTACTGATATTGACGATTTTATTTTTACCTTAAAACAAAAGCAGAGTGAGGTTAAATAAAGAATATGAGAGTTTTAGTTCACAAGATCTTCTTTGATGAAGAACCAAAATCAGAATATTCACCATACAGACATATACACAGTGCTGAAAAGAAGCTATGTATGTTTATCAACGACAATAAGATTGAAAGTAAAGATATCCAGTGCATACATGCTTTTCCAATGACTGATAACAGTGGAAATTTAGTAGACGGTTATGCAAGTGTTTTTTATTGGGTAAATAAGGATTAACAAGATGAAGAAATTATATGGCGTTTGGTTTAAGAACAGTTACGAACCTTTAGCAATGTTGGATATCAAACTTACTGATAAGACATTAAAGCCTTATGAGCCTGTTAATACATATCTTTTGTACAAGGCTCTGTTTATGGGAGCCAAGCCTACAGATATTAGAGCAGCATTTGTAGCTTTAAAGAAAGGTGCTTTTCCAAATGTTATAAAAAAGATCCTGTCTTATATAGACAATCCTCAAGAGATCTTAGAGGCATACAACGCACTTGATGCTTATGAATCTGAAAGCAAAACAATGGACGAGATCAACAAAGAGCTTGATAAAGCTAATCCTGATACACCACAGGCTTTTGCCAAAGGTGTAATTGAAGCACAGAAAGCTAATGAAGCTAAGGACAAAGCTGAGCGAGGTGATGGCGGATTTGGTAGTACTGGAGCTTAGAAAATGGCAAGTGTAATTAACTTTGTCAGACTATACAACGTGATATGTTTTGCTTTAAAAGATGCTGCATTTTTAAACGGACGCATTTGTTGTCAAAGAGAAATCTATCGAAAGTACTTTAGTTTACCAGGCAGCCTAAAGTTAGATAGCTCTTTAATTCAAGTATTTATTTCAAACAAAACTAAGCAAAACATTATATTTACTGAATCTTCTTGGAGAGAGTTAACCGGTTATGACATACCAGATGAATATAAACATTGTGCCATTTTTACAAAAGGATTTTTACAGTTTCCCAATAATGAGGATCCTGAATATGATTCAAAAATTAAGTTGCTTCAAAGAATGTGTTCTAGATTTTTAGAAGATTTAGCCACTACTCCTAAACAGATAGTATTGGAGCTAGAACAAGATTTTGGTTTTATTGATTTAAAAAATGGCGAGATAGTTTCTCTATATTTTGTTGCGAGAACTCAAATGACTGATCTTATCTTGCCATTCAAAAAGAGGCACGACTTGTTTGAATCACTTTTTTATTGTCAAGAATTATTAGAAGAAGTAATGAAGATTAAGACTTTGTCTAAATTAAATAAATTGAGACTACAGAGAATACTGAACAGCATGAACTCGATTGCTTGCTTAGTTCCTAATCCCAAAGCATTGGGAGTGGCAAAATGAAAATCACTTATGTTGCCGTAGCTTTCATCTTGATGATAGCTTCTTACTTTTGGGGGTATGTACTGCTTTTATTGAATGATAAGCCAATTATTGCATATTCAATTTTTGGATTTCTTTTTATAGGATTATTTGATTTTAAAGGTCTTAAATAGATGCAAAAAAGTAACGTTATGTTGTCTCGTCAGAGCTTAGAACAAATTCTTGAGAGTTTAAATAACATTCAAGCGTTTATACTTTCACTTCAACTTACAATTTCTAATCCTAACACTGCAATTGATCACATGATCTACTTCCATGATATGTTTAAGCCAGATGTCTTACAGGTTTTCAGAAAGGTTACTAAGCTACAGTCTCAGCTTGCAGCACTGGTATGTACTATCCAAGATCTTCCTCTTGCTCGTCTTTATGAGTCAGCTACAGCTCCAGGAGTAATCTGCCAAAGATTAAAGAGGTTTAATACTACTAAAGCAAAGAAAGGTGAACTTGTGGTTAGTGCTTAATAAAGAAAGGCAGTAGAGATACTGCCTTAAATGTGTGATAATAGAGAAAAATGAGTGTGCTGAATCACGTGGGATCCACCGCCATACAAGCGCCATACAACCCGTCTAGTAGGCTATATTATTTTATAAATCAATAAATAAATAGCCAAAAATGATGGACGTTCTCACCGCCATAGCACCTTTTAGGTGCTTTTGTATCTAAAATCAGCTAATTATCCTTTCTATTTTTTTCTTAATTTTCAATAAAATAATCGTTAAAAATCGGTGATACTAGCAGAGCTACTATCATAGCTAGTATCAAATAAATGCTACAATATGTGGCGCTAATGTGGCGTTTACAAATGTACAGTCACAAAAACGGCTAAACACCACATGGATAATTCAGGAGCATTTATGCTTACATTTTTAGAAAAAAAGCTCAGGCAAAAGATAAGGAATACAACTTAGCTGATGGTAATGGCTTATACCTGCGCATACTACCCTCAGGTATTAAAAATTGGATTGCTAATTTTAGATCTGATGATAAAAAGATAAGTAAGAAACTAGGATCATTCCCTGAGTTATCTATCAAAGAAGCTAGAGAGTAGCTATCTCTTTTAAAAGCCCAAGCTAAATTTGAAGGTTCACCTGTTATTAAAGAAAAGGTTCATACATTTGAAGAGATCTACTATGAGTGGATTGAAGTTAAGAAGGTTAAAGTAAAGAATTGGCAGGACATCTCAAACCGTATTGAGCGCTATATCCTACCTTCATTAGGTAAGATTGACTACAAAGCTATTACTCCTGTAGCTTTTGTTGAGATCTTAAAACAAGATCTTTATACCAGAGGTAAGTACGAAACTATTAAGCGTATTTGTATGTACATTAAAGAGATTGACATCTACGCTTTAAATATTGGTTATGTAAAAGAGCTTCACTTCCAAAATCTTTACTCTGTATTCCCTGTTAAGACGGTTATCAAAAACAGACCTTCTATTCATTACTCACAGTTAGCGTCTGTTCTTAAAGAGTTACAGGTTTAATTTTGACTAAAGTGTTTACCTTCCACAAATCACATTCAAGGCCATCTTTACCTGTACGCCATCCTAAAACTGTATATGTAATTTTTTTAGATTGAGCTTCTCGATATTTTGCTTCCTGTTCTGGTCCATTTGATATGCCACCGTTCATGGTCTGCTCTTTGTAGCGATAGAATCTGAATCTTTTAATTTTCTCATCTTGGCATTTAGAAATTTGCTGCAGGTCATCACCAAATTTCTTATTATTTCCATTCTGATCATTGTCATACCAGTAACGAGAGAAACGTTGACTGTAATCTTTCTGTGTTGATGCTGTCAGAATATTGGTTCCTAATTCTAATGTTGCACCAGATGATTTAGGATCATCAGTATCAGTAATTATCAGATTGCCATACTCATCATCCATAAAATACAGACCTGATGATTTGGTTAAATTCTGAATTGCCTTAAAAACTGTTTCACTGTTTTTAACAGTTGAGTGAACATTTGAATTAACAGCAGCATTATTTGACTCACAGACAAGCTTAATTCCATAAGGAGCAATTAACTGAGATACAGCAAGCTTTAAATGGATGTTTTTAAACTGAGTAACAGCCTTTGTAATATTAGGCTCTACAAAAGTTTTGCCTCCGTTAATATTCTTTGTCCATGAATTATTTTTAATACTGGATAAGTCATATCCCTGTGGAGCTACGTTGCAGTCTACTAAATCCTCTGTCTTACTTCTGCCAACAACTGAAGCGGTTACCGATGTGCCGTTATAACTGATTGGAGTTGAGTCAATAAAGCCTGTCAGTACAAGATCATCTCCTATTGTGAGCTGGATTTCATCACCAGAAGTAAACTTTGGAATTTCACTTTGGGCATACACTTTTGGAGTTATATTCAGCTGAAATGTTCTAGATAAAGCGTTAATCTCTGAAGTAATCGATACAGATGACCAGTAGTTATATGTAGTTGAACTGTTAACTTTAAGCTGAACTGTATTTTTATTGACCATAAAAAAGCCCACAATCAAGTGGGCCTCCATAACAAATTAAAAACTAATATTTTTCACATTCAATGGAATCATCAGAATGCTGTATACAGCGATATTCCTTGCCGTCGATCGTTACTTTTGTTCCCCTACTCATAGGATCGATCATGCTATTCACTATCATAGTCTGGCGTTGATCTTCTACAGTTCCTAACGATGCTATATCTCTTTGATGAAAATCACAATCTTCTGTAAAACCATCCTTGGGAGAACAGTAAGCATTTGCAGAACTAACAAAGAGTAACATTGCAATTAAAACTATTAATTTTTTCATAGCAACTATCCTTCTTTTCTTGAATTATAGTCTAAAAATTAATGGTTAAAACACTAAGATACAGATTTTGTAATTCTGATTGGTACCTTTTGCATGAACAAAGGAAAATGAATGTTATTACGTCTTATGATTTCATCCACTCTGCTGGTATCGCCATACTGTTCATAAGCTAAAACCAAAGTAGGCTGTGGCTCTTTTGGAGTTACAGTTATGGTTTTACCATCAGCTAGAACCTCATTTGTAAAGTAATGATAAACATTGCTGTAAAGCTCTTCAAAACTCTCATACAGATTACTGTCATCAGAACCTGATATATCATTTCAGCTTCAATAACTGAAAGAACTTCATTACGCAGTGCAAGAATTTCATCTTCAGATTTTGTATTACCGGCTGTGTCAATGTCTCCGTCACTCTCACCATCCAGGTTTGTTCCGACAAGAGAAACAATACCGGCTAACTGGGCAAGTAAAGTAAGCCTTACTGAAGTTTTTACAGCTTCAGCTAATTCTGATTTCTGAGTGTTAATATCAGTCTGCCTAAAATCAACTGCTGTTCCTTGAACCGTACCTTGAGCAGTTCCTTGAGATGTCCCAAGAGCAGTGTTGGTGACTGATGAGGTTGTACTTAATTCATCAGAATGAATTAAATTAAGTACAGCATGTCCTGCATTTCTCCAATTCTGAATAACATTAGAGTAATTGCCTACTCCTAACTGATACTGTACGCCAGACTGAGACTGCAACAGGGTGCCTACAGGGACATCCTCAACGTCGTTATAATAGTTAAACTTAACTTCTCCCGTTGCTTTCGTTGCTGTTTTTCTAGTCAGATTAAAAATAGAATCTCGCCTTTCAAGATAAGCAGTTTCAGCTGAATCAGAAAACAGCTGATTTTTGTAATAATCAAGTGCTGCATAAATTGAATGAGACACACCAGCAATGACACGGATAAAAACAGATAAGTCGGAGCGTCTTAATTCTTCTGAAGTTAAGCGTGATGTTGCATCATTCTCAATTCTTGTGATGATGTCACTCAATTTTGGCCTTAAATTATTCATTTATACCTCTTTAAACTTATAACTTGTCTGTTTACCGTCAACTGTTAATACAACACTGATATTCACTCTGTTAATTTCAGAACGCTCTACAGATACATCTACATTTGAGCAAATTCCGTCATCTATCATCCACTGAAGTGAGTCTCTCGAAAGCTCTTCAACCTCTGCTATAACATCATCAGTCAGCTTACGTCTTAAGAGTTGCCATAACTTAGAGCCAATTTTGTCACCTGGCTCGACAGGATAGGAATCACCCCCACCAACCGTATTTATTAGAACCGTCATAAACATCTCCAGTGTCTGCACGTCTCCATGTGAACAGGCTGATAACAACAGCTCTTGATAGGCTATCATTCATATCTGCCGTTACAAGTGAGTTGTTTAAGAACATCTGCATAAATACTCAAGCCTCTTTAACTGTTTTCTGCAAATATGGCAGGCCGAAAAATCAAAAAGACGGAATAAACCGTCTTTCTGTATGTAATAACATTTAACTCCAAGTATGTCTTCAGCAGAAGTACATCGATACGACTTATCATGACAATAAACAATATTGTCAAATAAACTGCAAAGATCATCAGTTCTGTACCATGAACCTTTGTCAAATGACCATACTGGGATTATTCTTTCTGATATATTCATTAACTTGGGGTTCCTGTATTTTCGTTGCCACCTTGAACACCAGTATGAACATGGTGCTGCAGACTGATTGATCCGGCTGTAATATCATCTTCTGAATGAATTAACCCCTTAGCATTAACAGTACCGCCAAATGATGCCTTACCACCACCTTTTGTGCCTGTAATTAGAGTGCCTGTAACAGTTACATTTCCGTCAAGCATAATTGTTGGAGCGGTTACGGTTGCAGATGTTTTGCAAGTAACAGATGAGGTGTCACAGTTAACCGATGCAGCACTTTTACAGGTTGCTGTTAAGTTATCGCACTTAGCTATAATGTCGTTTGTTGTTTTTACTGTTATTGGATCATCTACACCGTCAATTTCTATACCATCACGTTTTAAATATACATGACGTTTCTTATCATCGTAGATAACAACTTCACCTGTCTTCATCTGAGTGATTCGATAGCGCCTGTCTGCAACATTGATAACTACACCATGATTGCGCTCATCATCGAAGAAGAGGTTAATTGCATCTGTTTTACCGTCTGTATAAGGTTCTGAACTGAAACCATAAGGCTCCATTTGCTCAACATCTTGACGAACTTCACCGCTCTGATGTTCTACCTGAAGTTCTCTAAACTCATCATCATTTTTAGAGATGTTTACTGTACCGCGCTCAATATCTGCTGCCATTTATGCACTCATAAAATCTTGCTTTTTATTTATCCATGAAAAATCAGCTGAGGAGCTACTGTTTTTCTTGATAATGACCTTTTTAGGATCTTCTTTATCATTCTCAGTTTCTAATCTCCAGCAATTAGGAGGTATCACATCAAGAGTGGTTGTCATCCCCTCATTTTCAGTTAGATTAAAAACAACACGAGTAATTAAAAACTTTTGTGATCGTTGAGTATCGATGCCTAAAAAATCATCTTTGATATCAACCAAAGAGTTAATCTTCCAAAGTTTTCCTGTAGACTGGCGCCAGCCTTGAACATTGTAAGTGATCTTAAAGTATTGGTCACGGTTGTAATCACGATCGCCTTCAGCTGTAACTTTGCATTTTGCTGTATCCGCTGCGCCCTGTACTTTTTTAGTTAAAAGGCGAGTTCTGGATACATTATCATCTACAGCAATGTAATTATGACTGCTTGCAGCATGACCTGTTTTGCCGGTTACACCTTTATCTTGCCCTACAGCTCGATAGTATTTATAAATCTTACTTGCATCAAAGATGGCATCACCTGTAAGGATATTCTGACCAAGTACTAAAGCATCATCAGCTGTGAGCTTGCCTTTTCAGTAACTACAAGATCACCGTTTTCATTGCCATAAAAAAGTAAGTTTTCAGTAGAAGTTAAATTTTGTAGAGCTTTTAATACAGTGTCTTCATGCTTTGCTGAGAAGTTACGCTTCTTAGTTAAAGGCTTTGTTTCATTTACAAGCTTAATACCATAAGGCATGATTAGCTGAGCTATAATAGTTTCAAGGGCTACATTCTTATATTCAGTTGCAGCATTCTGTGGGCAACTTACATAGTTTGAATTTGAAGTATTAGGCTTTTCATAAGAGATATTAGGATCATCGACCATTACAGTGCAGTCGATTAAATCACAGGTTTTACTGCGACCAGCAATACCTACGTTAGCTGAGGTTGCAGAATAGCTTACAGGAGTTTGTTCAATATAACCTGTGAGGACAACGTCATTTCCAATTTTGACTTTAACAGAATTTCCAGATGTTATTTTATTTTTCAAATACATTGAATTGGATACAATTCCTACAGAAAAAGCAGGGCTGATTGTATTTAATTCATTTGTAATACTAAAAGAGGTCCAATTTTTAAAAACTGAACCTCCAATAGTTAAAGATACTTCATTGTCATTCATATCTACTCACAAATTATGTTTTTGCCTTCGTAGTAACACTCTCTTGTCTTACCATCAATGGTCATATCAAACACTTCAGGTTGAGATCTAATAATACGTTTCCAATCTGATTTGGCGCTCTCTTTTAATGCGTTTTCAGTATGTATTTGAGCTGGATCTTTGTGAGTACTGTAATATTCGTAGAAATCAGGACCTTCATCTGCATCTTTTGCAATTGCCCATGCAGAAGAGCTAAATAAACCTAAGGATACAATGGTAATCAGTAATATAACTAACCTTTTCATATAAATCTTGCCTTACTCCATATTTACTCACAAATTATGTTTTTACCTTCGTAGTAGCACTCTCTTGATTTACCATCAATAGTCATATTAAATACTTCAGGTTGAGATCTAATAATGCGTTTCCAGTCGCTTTTCTTTTCTGTTTCCATAGCTTTCATAAAATATTCATCAACTTCATGAGAAGTGTTTATTTTATTTGTTTCAAAGCTATCAGTTAGCTTAGTGTCTTCTTCACATATTGAACACCCAGAAATGTTAAAGATACCTATTATTAGAATTAAAAATAACAAATACAAATATCTTTTCATAACAACCTTACCTTATTTTCTTTCCTTGATTATAGGTTCAAAAAACTTAGTGAAGAATTAGAAAAGAGCTATTTTCTTGATACGGTAAAGTCGCCTACAGGCATAAAGAGAGGGTTGATAACATCATTACGCTCAGCTATCTCATCAGCTCTAGTTGAGTCGCCATATTTGTCATAAGCTAGAACAAATGAAGGCTCACTTTGTTTTAGAGTTACAGTCTCAATACCAGAATCACCGTTAAGTTTTTCTGTTAAGAATTTATAAACAGCTACATAGCTGTCAACCAAATCAAGGTAGTCCTGATTATCATCAGTACCTTGAATTAGCATCTCAGCATCAATGGCATCTAACAGATTATTTCTAATCTTAAGAATTTGCTCATCTGACTGACATTGAGCAGTAAAATTAGGAATATATTCTGATTTATTTAAATGCTTGATTTTCGATCACTTTTTTAAAGATGTAATTAATGTATCAATTATTTTAAATAAATCAAAATGTTAATTATTTGACTTTTTGATTACTTTACAATATTCACATTATTACAATGTGATACAAAGATTACGCTTAGTTTTACAAGCTTGAGAATGTAGTCAACTTAGGTTAAAAGATAGCCATCAAAGATGATATTACAGGATCACG